ATGGCCAGAAGTCCCGGCAAGCGTATCGCCATCCGCCCCTCTCTCAAGCTTGGCGAAGGCGAACGCATCAACAACAACTGGCGCCGCCTGTTTCTTGATCACCTCGCCGAAACGTCGAACGTGACCTTGTCCGCCCGGAAGGCCGGAATCAGCATCAGCCGCGCCTACAAGGTGCGCCGCGAAGAGGCCGAATTCGCCCGCCAGTGGCTGGTGGCGCTGGCCGAAGGCTATCTGCATCTCGAAATGGAAGTGGTCCGGCGCCTGCGCGAAGGCGACGCGAAGACCAGCGATGACGGAAAGTTCGACTTTGCCAATGCGATCCGCCTGCTCACCGCACACCGCGACAATGCCGCGCGCGGGGCCAGCCAGGTGCGCGATGTCAGTGCCGAGGAAGTCCGCGCCTCCATCGACCGCAAGATCGAGGACATCAGGCGACGCATGGCGCGCCAGGATGCAGCCAAAGGAAAATCCGGATGAGCGAGCCGTTCGAATGGATGATCCACAAGGACAACAAGAAGGGCCCCAGAGCTCGCCGCGAACTCAGCGAGAAGCTCGACCAGACTGAACGGAACGCCTTCAAATATCTGTGGAATTATGTCGCCCGGCCCGAGCAATTGCCGCCCGAGGGCGACTGGCGGGTATGGATGATCATGGCGGGGCGCGGCTTCGGCAAGACCCGCTCGGGCGCTGAATGGGTGCGGATGATCGCCGATGCCAATCCCGATGCCCGCATCGCGCTGGTCTCGTCCTCCCTGGCCGAGGCGCGCGCGGTGATGGTCGAGGGTGAAAGCGGGTTGCTGGCGATCTACCGCCCGAATCATCGCCCGCTCTTCGAGCCGTCTCTGCATCGCATCCGGTTCCGCAGCGGAGCGCAGGCGCAATTGTTCTCGGCCGCCGAACCGGACAGCCTGCGCGGTCCGCAGCACAGCCACGCTTGGTGTGACGAGATCGGCAAGTGGCCGCTGGCGCACGACCGGGCGACGCGGTGCTGGGAGAACCTGCTGCTCGGCCTTCGCCTAGGTCAGAACCCGCGCATCACCGTCACCACGACGCCGCGCGCCGTGCCGCTGGTGCAGCGTCTGGTGAAGCAAGCCGCTGAGACGGGCGAGGTCGTTATCAGCCGCGGCACGACGGACGACAATATCGGCCGCCTGCCCGACCGCTTTATCGACGCGATCACCAGCGAGTTCGGCGGAACGCAGTTAGCCCGGCAGGAGATCGACGGCGAGTTGCTGGAGGACGTCGAAGGCGCGTTGTGGACCCGCTCGCTGCTCGAACAGGCCCGCGAACATGGTCCGGTGCCGCAAGCCGTGCGGATCGTGGTCGCGGTCGATCCGCCCGCCAGCACGCGCGGCGACGAATGCGGGATTGTGGTCGCCGCCCTCGGTGATGACGGGATTGCGCGGGTGCTGGCCGATTGCTCCATGAGCGGCGCGGCTCCGGCCGAATGGGCTGAGCGGGTGGCCGATAGCGCACGCGAATGGAACGCCGACCGCGTGGTGGCCGAAGCCAATCAGGGCGGCGCGATGGTCGAAAGCGTGCTGCGCGCCGCCGATCAGGCGCTGCCGGTCAAGCTGGTCCACGCGAGCCGCGGCAAGGTCGCCCGGGCCGAGCCGGTCGCGGCGCTCTATGCTGCTGGGCGCGTGCGGCATGTGGGTGTGTTCGCGCGGCTGGAGGACCAGCTGTGCGGCTTGCTGGTGGGCGGCACCTACGCCGGCCCCGGCAACAGCCCCGACCGCGCCGATGCCGCCGTCTGGGCGCTCACCGAATTGCTGCTGGGGCGCCAGCTTCGCCCCAGCGTGCGGCAGATCTAACCGAAGGAACTGCGATGGCTTTGCTCGACACTATCCTCTCCGCCTTCAAGGGCGGGGAGCGCACCCGCGTGCCGCTGGCGCACGGCGCCTTGCAGGGCTGGCCGCCGGCGTTCGATCCCGGCCCGGGACTGCGCGGCTATGATTATGCCAAGGCCATAACCGAGGGATTCCTCGCCAATCCCATTGCCCAGCGTTCCGTGCGGCTGCTGGCCGAGGGGGTCGGACAGGCACCGCTGCAATGCTCCGACCCGCGTCTCGCTGCGCTGGTGACGGCGACCAGTGCGGGCCAATCGCTGATCGAAACGCTCGCGGCCAACCTGCTGCTGCATGGCAATGGCTATGTGCAGATCCTCAAGGATGCGAGCGGCACGCCGGTCGAGCTGTTCGCGCTGCGCCCGGACCGGGTCAAGGTGGTGCTCGATCACAATGGCTGGCCGTGCGGCTATGATTACATCGTCGGCGGCCACACCAGCCGCCTGCCGATCGAGGATGAGAACGGGTGGCCCGGCGTGATCGCGATCCGCACGATGCACCCGCTTGACGATCACCGCGGCGCAGGCGCGCTTCAGGCGGCGTGGCAGGCGGTGCTGATCCACAATGCGGCGACGGTTTGGAACCGCGCGCTGCTGGACAATGCGGCGCGGCCATCGGGTGCGTTGGTTTACGAGTCGGGCGACGGCGCAGCGCTGACGCTCGAACAGTTCGACCGGCTGAAGCGCGAGCTCGACGATGCCTTTTCGGGCGCGGTCAATGCAGGCCGCCCGATGCTGCTCGACGGCGGGCTCAAGTGGCAGAGCATGGCGCTGACGCCTGCCGACATGGACTTTGCGACACTCAAGAGCGCGGCGGCGCGCGATATCGCGCTGGCGTTCGGGGTGCCGCCGATGCTGCTCGGCCTGCCGGGTGACAACACCTACGCCAATTACCGCGAGGCGAGCCGCGCATTGTGGCGGCTGACCCTGCTGCCACTCGCCGAAAAGCTGTTTGCCGCCCTGCGCGAAGGCCTCGCCCCGTGGTTCCCGGACGCCGAGCTCAGGATCGATCTCGACCGGGTTCCGGCCCTGTCCGAAGACCGGGAGCGCCTGTGGTCGCAGGTCGCGGGCGCCGATTTCCTGAGCCGCGCTGAAAAGCGCCAGATGCTGGGCCTGCCGCCTGAGGAGACTGCCCCATGAGCCGAGAAGACATCCTCGCCAGCCTGATGGCGCAGGCGCGCGAAGAAGGGGCCGAAGTGGTCACCTTGCGCGCCATCATCGAGGAGACGAGCGTGCTCGCCACTGATCGCGCGCTGGAACGGCTGGGGCTTGGCGATGCGGGCGCGGAGGGTGATCTTGTCGAACTGCGCGAGCTGCTGCGGGCGTGGCGCGATGCCAAGACCAGCGCGTGGAAGGCGCTCGTGGACTGGATCGTGCGCGGCGCGCTCGCCGTGCTGCTGATCGGGATCGCCGTGCGGTTCGGCATGTGGGACCGGTTGTGAGCGCGTCCGCCCCGCTGCGCTTTGCCGGCTACGCCGCCCTGTTCGACATTGCCGATGCCGGGCGCGACACAATCCGGCGCGGCGCCTTTGCTCGCACACTCGCGGCGCGTGAGCAGCCGTTGCCGCTTTTCTGGCAACACCGGCCTGATCAGCCGATTGGCGTGATCGAACAGGCTGCCGAGGATGATCGCGGCCTGCGCGTTATCGCCCGGATCGACCGGCCCGATAGCCGCGCGGCGCATTTGCTGGCGGCGGGCCACGTCAACGGGCTCAGCTTCGGCTTCCGCACCCGCGCGGCGCGGCAATCGGCGGCGGGACGCGAATTGCTGGAGATCGACCTGTTCGAGGTCAGCCTTGTGACCAACCCGCTCCACCATCTGGCGCGGGTCCATCTGGTCGCCTGAGCGCGCCGGCCCCAACCCTCTTTCCACCGGCCGCCTCTGGGGCGGCCTTTTTTCTGCCCAACCGAAAGGCCACTGCCCCATGGACAATACCCCCACCCCGATGACCGCGACCGACCCGCTGGACGCCAGCTTCGACCTGTTGGCGCGACAGGATCAGGCCGAAGCCGATATCACCGCGCTGCGCGGCGATGTGGACGAGGTGAAGTCGCGGCTCGACAAGGTTGCCCGCGCGGCCAGCCGTCCCGCGATGGGCGGCGCGGCCCCCGCCGCCGACGCGCCCGAGCTCAAGAGCTTCGTCGATGGCTATCTGCGGCGCGGGCGCGAGACCGAATTGAAGTCGGTCACCGGAGTCGTCGCGGCTGATGGCGGCTTTGCCGTGCCGCGCCAGATCGACGCGCTGATCGCAGATGTGCTCACCAGCATCAGCCCGATCCGCGCTATCGCGCAGGTGGTTCAGACGGGGACGGCAGGCTATCGCAAGCTGATCACCACCAGCGGTACGGCCTCAGGCTGGGTGAGCGAAGCGGCCGCGCGGCCCGAGACCGGGACGCCCAAATTCGCGGAAATCGCCCCGCCGATGGGTGATCTCTACGCCAATCCGGCAGCCAGCCAGGCGATGCTCGACGACGCCGGGTTCGACATTGAAACCTGGCTCGCCAGCGAGATCGCGGTCGAGTTTGCACGCGCCGAAGGCACGGCCTTCGTCAAGGGCACGGGCACCAATCAGCCTGAAGGCTTCCTCACCGCCGCCAAAGCCATCACCCCTGACGCCACGCGCGCCTTTGGCACACTGCAATATGTCGGCTCGGGCAACGCCACTGGGCTCGGCACGACGCCTGACACCAAGCTGATCGATCTGGTCCACCTGCTCAAGGCCGGTTACCGCCAGGGCGCAGTCTTCGTCATGAACTCGGCGACCTTGGCGTCGATTCGCAAGCTCAAGACGGTGGATGGCGCATTTCTCTGGCAGCCGGGTCTGGTCGAAGGCCAGCCCGACCGCCTGCTCGGCTACCCGGTGGTCGAGGCCGAGGATATGCCCGATGTCGCCGCCGGCACTTTCCCGATTGCCTTCGGTAATTTCCGCTCCGGCTATCTGATCTCGGAGCGCGGTGCCACGCAGGTGCTGCGCGATCCCTTCACCAACAAGCCCTTCGTGCACTTCTACGCGACCAAGCGGATTGGCGGGAAGGTGCTCGATTCGAATGCGATCAAGCTGCTGAAGATCGAGCTCTAGGCCCGGCGCAGACCGCCTCCCCTGGCCGGGCTGCGTGTCCCCTTCGCGCCCGCCGGGCTCTCGCGCCCGCATCGCTTCAGGCCGTTCCCCCGCCTGACACCAGCGATGCGGGCGCATTTCGTGTGAACCACATACTGGGAGACACCGCGATGCAGCGGATAATCGTGCAGCCCCCAGTGCCGGGCGAGGCTGCGCTGGCGGAGCTCAAGCACTGGCTCGGGATCAGCCGCCCCAACGATGACGAAACGCTTGAGCAACTGCTCCATGCCAGCCTGACCATCTGCGAAGCCTTCACCGGCAGGACGCCACTTCGGCAGACGGTCGAGGAAATCATTCCGCTGGCGGGGGGATGGCAGGAGCTGGTCTCCCGCCCGGTTCGCGCAGTGACCGGCGCGGAGCTCATACAGGCGGACGACACCCGCGAGGTGATCGCCGCGCTGACGGACACGCTGGAATGGCGCATTGCAGGCTCGGCCTGCATCCAGCTGAAACGCCCGTTGGAAGGCCAAGGCCTGGCGCTGCAACTCGTGGTCGGGATTGCCGAGGACTGGAGCGGACTGCCCGCCCCCTTGCGGCATGGCATCATCCGCCTTGCCGCCCATCACTTCCGCCACCGCGATGGTAACGGCGAAACCAGCGCCAGCGCCGTCCCGCCTGCCAGCGTCACCGCCCTGTGGCGGCCTTGGCGCGAGGTGCGGTTCGGATGATCCGCGCCTCTGCCCGAGCGGACCGGCTGGTGCAGCGCCTGCGCGCCCGCGCGACGCGGATGGCCGCGCTCCGTGCCGCGAAGCGGCGACCGGCAGCGCGCTCGGACTGGCATTCGGCCGCCGCGCTGTGGCCCGATCTGTTGGGAGACCCCCGCGATGGAAAATGACCTGCGCGCCGCGCTGATCGCCTGGCTGGCTGCCGATCCGGCCTTGGCAGCGATCAACGCGATCGAGGAAGAGGCCCCCCTCTCCGTCACCCCGCCGTGGCTCGGCATTGCTGCCAGTGCCTCGGTCGACTGGGGCACCAAGGACCGCGCAGGCCGCGAGGTGCGCGTGGCGCTCGAACTTGAAAGCCACACCGATCTGACGGCGGGCGATGCCGGTCTGCTCAGCGCGATTGAGCAGCGCGTGCTCGACTTGCCGCCGTTCCAGCCGGGCTTCGAACTCGCCTCGATTCGCTTCCTGCGCTCGCGCAGCGAGGCCCGCGCCGACAACCGCCGCGCCGCCCTGCTCGAATTCCGCTTCCGCCTGTTCGCCCCGCTTTAGGAGTAAACCATCATGACCGCACAATCCGGCGCCGCCTTCCTGCTCAAGATCGCCGACGGCGCCTCGCCTCCGGCCTATCAGACCATCGCTGGCCTGCGCACGACGCAGATGTCGATCAATGGCGACACCGTGGTCGTCACCCACAAGCAATCGGGCGGCTGGCGCGACCTGCTGTCAGGCGCGGGCACCCGCTCGGTCTCGGTCAGCGCGGCGGGGATCTTCCTCGGCAGCACCGCCGAAAGCACTTTGCGTGCCCATGCGCTGGCCGGAACGCTCGACCAATACGAATTGTCATTCGAAGACGGCGAGAAGTTGCGGGGCCGGTTTCTGGTGCAGCGGCTGGATTATGCCGGGGATTTCAATGGGGAGCGCAGCTACACGCTCCAGCTTGAAAGCTCCGGGCCGGTGGTGGCGGCATGACCGCCGCCGCCAATCCCTTGCGCGGCGAATGCGCGCTGTCCGTGGCCGGTGTGAACTATGTGCTGCGCCCCAGCTTCGAAAACCTGGTGCTGGCCGAAGCTGAACTGGGTTCGCTGTTCGCGATGGTGGAACGGGCGGCAGGCGGCGCGCTGACCATGACCGAGATGACCGCGCTGCTGTGGCACTGCCTGCCTGCCGAGGGCCGACCCGAGCGGGTCGCGGTCGGCACGGCGGTGCTGGCGATGGGGCTGGTCGGGGCCACCGCGCCGGTGCGGGCGGTGCTCGCCCAGGTGCTTCAGGGCGAGGCATGACCGCGACCTTCGGGGAAGCTGCCGCCCGCTGGTGCGCGCTCGCCGCACGCCTGCTCGGCTGGCGCCCGGGCGAATTCTGGGGCGCCACCCCGACCGAACTGGCGATGGCGCTCGCTGCCCCCGAAGATCCGAACACCCCGTCCCCGCCGAGCCGCGAGGCAATCGCCCGCATGATGGAGCGCGACGCCGATGACTGACAATTTCGAAGCACTGGTGATCGACGTGCGCGCCAGCACCGATGGCTTTGCCAGCGATGTGGAAGCGATGCGCCGCACGCTCGATGGTTCGCTGCTCGACGGGTTCAGCCGTGCGGGCAATGTGCTGGAGCGGGGTCTGCTCGGCGCGCTGCGGCGCGGGAGCCTGGGGTTCGACGATCTGAAACGCGTGGCCTTCAGCGCGCTCGCCGAGATCGCCGGTTATGCGCTCCAATCGGGGATCGGCAGTCTGTTCGGCGGCACTGGCGGCGGAGGCGGGGGTCTGGGCAGTCTGCTCGGCCAATCGATCGGCGCGCTGTTCGGGCTGCCGGGCCGCGCAACGGGCGGACCGGTGGCGCCGGGACGGGCCTATCTTGTCGGTGAGCGCGGACCGGAGGTGTTCGTGCCCACCGCCGCCGGCCGGGTCGAGACCGGCATGGCCGCGCCCGGCCGCGATGTTCGCGTGGCGATTCAGGTGGCCGTCCCGCGCGGTCAGGCTGCACCCACCGCGATGCAGCGCTCCTCCCGCCAGATCGCAAGCGCCGTGCGCCGCGCGCTGCAACAGGCCTGAGCAAGGGGATTTCCCATGGCATTCTGGCTCGCCCGCGAACGCCGCGCGCAGGAAAGTACCTTCATCCAGCGCTTCGATCCGCGCTTCTGGACCGTCAACTTTCCCCGGCCCGCGATGGCCTCGGTGGTGACGACCGGGCCGGATTCATTGCGGGTCGACCTCGAACTGCATCATGCAGGCGAGCTGGTCGGGCTGATCTGGGAGAGCGCCGACACGCTCGATCACCCGCTGCTCGCCTACCAGACCGACCGCGATTATGCGCGCACGACGCTGCGCTTTCGCTGGCAATCGGATGGCGTGATCGCGCTCGATCAACCCAATGGGCCGACGCTGACGATCGAGGGGCGCGATGCTGCGGGGCTGCCGCGTACCTGGTACATCCGGCTGTGGAACTATGCCCAAGGCACGCCGACGGATGCGCGGATCAGCCTGCCGTTTTCCGCGCTGGAAAGCGGTTACGGCCTTCCGGGCGAGCCGATCCACCCCGGCGATATCGACCGCATGTTCATCTCGCTGGTGGCACCCGGCTTCGTCTGGGGTAGCACCGCGCCCCTGCCCGCGCGGTTCGATGGATCGGTCACCATGTCCGAAATCGCCGCCGACGGCGCGCGGGCCATGCTGGAACTGGGCGATGTGCTCGTCCCCCCGCACGGCGAGCGGATGGCGACGGCTTATGACGATGCCTACAACCAGACCCCGGCACGGCTGCTGCGGGCGGTGACCGGCCTCGGCTACCGCGACGATATCGTCCACTATGTCGGGATGAGCCACTTCATGCGGCTCGCGCAGCAGGCGGATGGCGGGTTGCTTGTGTCGGCACCGGGCGAATTGTGCGAGCCTGCCGTGGTGTGGCACCGCAACCTGTTCGCGCTGGCGCAGGCAGGCGGCTTGGAGGTCATTGCCTCGCTCTCCTACGAGCTGTTCGACGCCTATTGCCCGGAAAGCTGGAAGCAACGCACCGCCAGCGGCGCTCCGGCGCTGACCGGGTGGGTGCCGCCTTCGACCTTGCTGTCACCCGCCAATCCGCAGGCCATGGGCTGGCTGGCGGACGTGGCCCGCATCTTTGTCGCCCTGCTCCAGGACGCGGAGTTGCCCGTCCGCTTCCAGATCGGGGAGCCGTGGTGGTGGGTGACGCCCGCGCGGGAAATCTGCCTTTATGACGATGCGGCCAAGGCGGCTTTCGGAGGCAGTCCGCCGGTCATCGCCAATATCGCCGCGCCGCTCGATGCGGCGACAACATCGCTGCTTGATGCGGCGGGCGCGCTGCTAGCGCAGTCGACCGCCGCTCTGACCGCCGCCGTGCGCGCCGCGGCGGGAGGGCCGTCCGAGGTCCTGCTGCTCGCCTTCACGCCGACGATCCTCGATCCCGCCACACCCGAGCTGTACCGGGCCAATCTGCCGACCGGCTGGGCGGCCCCGGCCTTCGACCGGTTGCAGCTGGAAGATTACGACTGGCTCACCGCCGGAGCCGACGCGGCCCGCCGGGCGGCCTATGCCTTGGTAAATGCCCGGCTCGGCTATCCGCTCAACGATCAGGATTATCTCGCCGGTTTCGTGCTCGATCCTGCCGATGCGGAAACAATGTGGGCGCGCATCGACAGCGGACTGGGCGAAGCCGCCGCGCGCGGCATCAGCCGGCGCTACGTCTGGGCGCTGCCGCAGGTCAATCGCGACGGCTACACCCGCCTCGCCCCTCCGCCGGAGCAAGCCATGGATCCCTTCGACAACGTGCTTTACCCCTTCGCGCTGGGGCGCAGTGCCTCGGTCGCGCCCGAGTTTTCGACTTCGATCGCCATCACCGCCTCGGGGCATGAGCGGCGCAATTCGCTGTGGTCGGACGCACGGCTGCATTTCGATGTCGGCCCTGGCATCCGCTCGGAAAGCGAATTGTCCGAACTGATCGCCTTCTTCCGCGCCCGCCGCGGCCCGGCGCGGCCCGGCGCGGGGATTCCGGATCATGGACCCGTTTGACAACAGCACGAACGGGATGACGGGCGTGCCGACGATGCTCGATCAGCTGATCGGCATTGCCGACGGGGTGCGCGCCGATTTCCAGCTGGTGAAGTCCTACGGCGGGGCCGAGCCGCAGGTGCGTCCGATCACCCGCCCGCGCGCTGAAACGCTGGTGGTGAGCGTCGGCGGCGCGGCCAGCACCGCCTGGACGCTGGGCGAGAAGGGCACCCTGCGCTTCCTCACCGCTCCGCCCGCAGGGGCCGAAGTGCGCGCCGGCTTCCGATTCGATGTGCCGGTGCGGTTCGCCGAAGACCGGCTCGATGTTGCAGCGGTCAATTTCGCCGCGGGGGAAGCGCCCTCGGTCCCGCTGATCGAGATCCGCGAGTCCGCCTGATGCGCGTGTTCTTTGACCGCGAGCTCGACACGGTGGCGACCTTTTGGCGTATCTATCGCCGCGACGGAGCGGCACTGGCCTTCACCAGCCATGACCGCGACCTCAGCTTCGGCGGCATCCGGCATCTTGCTGCTCCCGGCATGATTCCGGCCGCGATCCGCCTGACCTCCGAACTCGCCAATGACAGCGCCGAGGTGCAGGGCGTGCTCAACCACGATTCGATCCGTGCGGACGAACTGGCCGCCGGGCTGTTCGATGAAGCCGCGATCGCCATTGGCGCGGTCGACTGGATCAGCCTTGATCACCACACGCTCTATACCGGGCAGATCGGGCGGATCGAGGACGACAGCACGCAGTTTTCGGCTGAGCTGCGGTCCACCAAGGCCCTGCTCGAACAGGATCTCGTCCCCCGCACCAGCCCCACCTGCCGCGCCGAGTTCTGCGGGCGCGGGTGCGGACTTTCGGCGGTGCGGTTTACTGCGGTGCAGCCGCTGGCCGCGATCGATCTCGAAGCCAACCGGGTGCGGTTTGTTGGCCTTGATGGCGAGTCCCATATCGATGGCCGGCTGCGCTTCATGGCCGGGCCGCAGACTGGGGTGGCCTTCGGGATTATTGATGCCGCGGAGGACTGGCTGGTGCTCGACCGGCCGCTGGTGGCCGGCACCCCGCTCGGCACACGGGCGGAATTGCGCGAGGGCTGCGACCATACCATCGCCACATGCGCCGCGCGGTTCGGCAATGCCGCGAACTTCCGCGGAGAACCGTTCCTGCCGGGCAACGATCTGCTCGCCCGCTACGGTCAGCGATGACGGCGCCCGGCGACGCGCTGGCCGAGGCGGCGCGGACCTTGATTGGCTGTCCGTTCCGGCTCCACGGCCGCGATCCGGCGACCGGGCTCGACTGCGTCGGACTGGTCTCGGCCGCGCTCGCGGCAAGCGGTGTGCGCCCGGTGGTGCCGAGCGGCTATGGCCTGCGCAATCTCGATATCGCCCAGTGGTTGCCGCTCGCACGGCAGTCGGGACTGGTGCCCGCACCCGGCGCCATTGGCGCAGGCGAGGTGCTGCTGATCGCGCTCGCGCATTGCCAGCACCACCTCGTGATCGCCGCTGACGCAGTGACTGTCATCCATGCCCACGCCGGGCTGCGGCGCGTGGTGCTCCAGCCGCTTGATCCCGCCTGGCAGGTTGCTGCCAAGTGGCGGTTCGCACCTCAGAGGGAAGGCTAGTTCATGGCGACGATAGTTCTGACAGCGCTGGGCACGGCGATTGGCGGCCCGATCGGCGCATCCCTCGGCGCGTTGATCGGCCAGCAGATCGATTCGCGTATCTTTGCCCCCGGCGGGCGCGAGGGGCCACGCCTGCGCGATCTGGCGATCAGCACCTCCAGCTATGGCCAGCCGATCCCGCGCCAGTTCGGACGGATGCGGATGCCCGGTACGGTGATCTGGTCAACCGATCTGGTGGAAAGCAAACGCAAGCAGAAGGGCCGCAAGGGCCAGCCTTCGACCACGGTCTATTCTTATACCGCCTCCTTTGCCGTGGCGCTGTCGAGCACGCCGATTGACCGGGTCGGACGAATCTGGGCCGATGGCAACCTGCTGCGCGGCGCGCAGGATGATCTCAAGGTTGGCGGCACTTTACGTGTCTATCGCGGCTTCGGCGATGATCCGGTCGACCCGCTGATCGCCGCAGCCAAGGGCCCTGCCGCACCTGCTTTCCGTGACTGCGCCTATGTCGTGTTCGAGAATCTCGAACTGGGCGATTACGGCAACCGCATCCCCGCGCTCAGCTTCGAGATCTTTGCCGAAGGCGGGGATGCAAGCGTGTCGCTGACGCAGCTGGTGCCGGATGCGAAAGACCCCGCCACCCCCGCACCCTTGGCCCATGCACGCGGGTTTGCCGATGAGGGCGGGCCGCTGGCATCGACGCTCGCGGCGGTTGATCAGGTGATCCCGTTGGTCTGCATGTCAGGCAGCGAGGGCCTCACCATCGCCGTTCGCGACTCGGCAGGGGAGGACATCGTGACTCTGCCCGGCCAACTCGCGACAGATGACCGGCAGCAAGACGAAGCATCGCACAAGCGGCGCGCTGGCGTGCCCGAACGCTCCCCTGCGGCCTTGCGCTATTACGACGAGGATCGCGACTATCAGACCGGGGTGCAGCGCGCATCCGGCGCCCGCCAGGCGGGCCGTGAGCTGATGATCGACCTGCCCGCAACCCTGACTGCCAGCGGCGCGCGCAGCCTCGCCAATGACAGCGCCAGTCGCTCGCGATGGCAGCACGAGACCGTCAGCTGGCGAATCGGTGAACTCGATCCGCGGATCACACCCGGTCGCGTCGTGCGTCTGCCAGACATGCCCGGCCACTGGCTGCTGCGCAGCTGGGAATGGCTGGATCGCGGCGTCGCGCTTGAGCTGGAGCGACTCGCCCCCGCAGGCGGTGTCGCGCGCCAGAGCGACCCGGGGGAGAGCCTGCCGCCGACCGATCTGGTCATTCCGCCGACCCAGCTTGCAGCCCTCGAAGTCCCGCCCGATGCCAGCAGCAACCCGGCCAATCCGCTGATCTTTGCAGCGGCTTCGGCCGCGAACGGCGCGTGGCGGGGGGCGGCCCTGTTCGCCGTTCAGGGGACCGCGCTGGTCGATCTCGGCACCACGGGAACGCAGCGCGCGGTGATGGGCACGCTCGGCGCGCCGCTGGAGCCTTCCTCGGCACTTGTCTTTGAACCGGCCGCAACGGCGGTGATCGATCTGGTCGCAGGCGAGCTCGATCTGGCGGACACCGACCTTGCGGGCCTAGCCGCCGGTGCCAACCGCGTCCTGATCGGGGGTGAGCTGGTGCAGTTCCTGCGTGCCGAGCCTGTCAGCCAAGGGCGCTGGCGGCTGACCGGACTGCTGCGCGGACGGGGCGGGACCGAGCCGGAGGCTGCCCGCGGCCACCCAGCACAGACACGGGTCATCGCGATCGACGACACTCTGGTCCCGCTTGATCCGCAACTGGTCCCGCCCCTTGCAACCTCGCGTATTGCCGCAATCGGGACGGGCGATACCGAAACCATCATCGCCCCGCTCGCCAATGCGGGCCTGTCGCGCCGACCGCCGTGCCCCGTCCATCCGCGTCTGCGCATCGAAGCCGATCAGGCCAGTCTCTTCAGCTGGACCCGGCGAGGGCGAGGACAATGGCGGTGGGAGGACAGCGTCGAAGTGCCGCTGGTTGAGGAGCATGAGGCCTATCTCGTCGGTTACGGCCCGGTCGATGCTCCACATGCCGCCTGGCAGCGCGACGCCGCCTGGCTGCGCCTGACTTTGGCGGAGCGGACGGCGCTGATTGCCGCACACGGTCCGGCGCCGCTTTGGGTCAGGCAGGTCGGGACGTTCGATCGCTCACTGCCGCTGCTGCTCGCTTCATTGTCCTGA